TAAGGTAGACTTCACCACTACTCTTCCACTTGCGGAAGAAGAGAAGGAGTTGTTCGCTAACTTCAAGCTATGGGTACAGAACATTAACCAAGGTATCAAAAAGAACTATGATCTAAAAGCTACTAGTGGCATGTCACTAGAAGATGAAGACACTGTTAACAGTTTCATTGATGTTACTAACGCAACTGACGTTGCTTAGTTTATCATGGAACATGCAGCAGAACTAGCAGTACATAGTTATCTAGAACAGGTAACTACCAATAAGAAAACTATGTCAGAGGAGAACATTCGTCAGATTGCTGATGATGTAGCTAAATCTTTGCGTAGGCAGTTCTGTGAACGGCGTGGCGGTACGGGGGGTTTTACCCTCCGTGCTTCCAACGTCGGTAGACCTGCTTGTCAGTTGTGGTATCAGAAGAACCACCCAGAGAAAGAAGAACCCTTACACACTACCTTCCTAGTGCGTATGGTCTTCGGCGATATGGTAGAGGCTTTGTTCAAGGGTCTTCTAAGAGAGGCCAATGTTACTTACAAAGAACCTAAGCGTATCCAAGCTAAGATTGGTAACACTGATATCTCTGGTGAGTATGACTTAATTGTTGACGGTGCAGTGGATGACATTAAATCTACCAGCCCATGGTCATACAACAATAAGTTCACAGATGGTAAGAACCTTGAGAAGGATGATCCGTTTGGTTATGTAGGGCAGCTTGCTGTGTACAGTACAGGTGCTAACGTACCTGCTGGAGGTTGGTGGGTTATCAATCAAGCCAGTGGGCAGTTCAAGTATGTAGCTTACGAGAGTGATACTAAAGAGGTTGTCAAGAAACTATCTGCTACAGCAGACAAGGTTAACGCTAACATCTTTGAGCGTTGCTTTAAGCCTGAAGCAGAAACATTTCGCAGCAAGCTTACTGGTAATCATAAACTAATTAGGCAGTGTTCCTTCTGCTCTTTCAAACATGACTGTTGGAAGGGTGCCCTATCTGAGGAACCTTCAAGGGTATCTGCTGCTAAGAATCCCCCTATTGTATTTTATGTTGACATGGAGAAAATTAATGATCGAAGTTAAAATCTCTAATGCTATGAGAAACACAGCCCACGAAATGTCTGAAGAGATGGGCATCCTTAAACGTAGCATTACTAGGGGACAAGGTAACGTGTTTGGTTTTCTTGGTGAGCTAGTAGCACTACAGGTTATAGGTGGCATACACCAAAACACTATGGACTATGACATCCTTGTTGATGGGCAGAAGATAGATGTTAAAACTAAGAAAACTACTGTCAAGCCTAAGCCTCACTACGACTGTAGTGTAGCTGATGTAACCCGCAAGCAGAACTGTGACTACTACGCCTTTGTACGTGTGCTAATGGATCAAAGTGTTGGTTGGTTCTTAGGGGTACGCTCAGCAAAAGAATACTTTGAGGATGCTGCGTACATAGCTAAAGGGGATTACGATACTCGTAACTCTTTTACTGCTAAGGCAAACTGTTACAACATGGCTATCTCTGCGCTAGATGCAGAGCTTCCTGCTTCCTTTAGAACTAAGACAGTACTACATGCGGGGTAGGAGTAAGCTTGTCTTAGCGGCAAGGAAGAAAGGCTTTCGTAGTGTTATCGAACATAAGATAGCACGACAGATTGAACTAGAGGGTAACACTGTTAGGTACGAAACCATTAAGATAGAATGGGTAGACTATGCAGTACGAACCTACACCCCTGACTTCATACTAGACAATGGTATTATCATTGAGGTTAAGGGCAGGTGGGTAGCCAACGATAGAAAAAAACACATCGAGATAAGGAAGCAACATCCTCACCTAGACATACGTATAGTCTTTGAGAATCAAAACAATAAGCTTTACAAAAACTCTAAGACAACGTATGCTCTATGGTGTGTCAGAAAAGATATTGAATATGCTAATCGTATTATACCTCAATCATGGCTAAAAGAATCAGGCCAACCTTTACCTCCTGCCAGAACAAAAGTACTTGGGCAGCTAACTAAATAGGAATAACGTATGAAACATCCAGACCTTACAGACAATAGTTACGCAGTTATTTTAACACCCACAGAAGATGATGAAGGTACATGGACAGGTGAAGTAACTGTGTCTATATCCTTATCTAAAGATAACACACTTGAAGAGGCTGATAAGCGTGAGCTTGAGATGCTGTGTGAGTACATGACTTCAGTTCTTCCTGCTATTGAGGATGATGAAGAGGTTAGAGAATTGCTTAGTAGCTATGTGGGTGAAGCTATCTCACGCCTTCCTGAGAGTAGCCTTGAAAAAGATCAACAAGTATTTAACTTTGCTTCACTCACAAAAGGTAACGCCTAAGATGTTGCGCGCTAAGGTAGCCATCATATTAGACATAGATAAAGAAGAGTTTCCTATGCCAGTAGATGGCGACCCTAGCGAAGAACTTGAAGATGCTCTTCAAGAAGTGCTAGATGAAGTCTATGGTACTCGTGTAGTAGGTATGAAAGTTAGCATAAAAGGAGGAGAGTAATATGGACACGAGCAATCAAGCTATGACTGCCTATCAACAGTACATTCATACGTCAAGGTATGCCCGCTGGTTAGAAGAGGAAGGGCGTAGAGAAACGTGGCAAGAAACTGTAAGCAGATACTTTAACCACATGGAAAAGGAACTACTCCGTAACAATAACTTTGTGATGGATGCAGCAGTTCGGGCTGAACTAGAAGACGCTGTACTAAATCTAAAGGTTATGCCTTCAATGCGTTTGCTAATGACATCTGGTCCCGCTGTGGAACAGTGTAACGTAGCAGCGTATAACTGTGCCTACATCCCTGTCGATAGTGTACGTGCCTTTGATGAGATACTCTACATCCTTATGAACGGTACAGGTGTAGGCTTCTCAGTTGAGCGACAGAATGTAGATCAGCTTCCAAGAGTTAATGAATCCTTTAACAACACAGACACTACTGTCCACGTTGACGATAGCAAGCTAGGCTGGGCTAAAGGCTTTAGAGAACTAGTAAGCTTACTCTATGCAGGGCAGATACCTAAGTGGGACTTGTCTAAGCTACGCCCTGCAGGTGCTAGGCTACGTACCTTTGGTGGTAGGTCATCTGGTCCCGGTCCCCTCAACGAGTTGTTCATGTTTGCGGTAGCACTGTTTCAAGCTGCAGCAGGACGGCGACTTAGTTCATTGGAGTGCCATGACCTTGTATGTAAAACTGCTGAAGTTGTTGTTGTTGGAGGTGTTAGGCGCTCTGCTCTTATCTCTCTTAGTAATCTTTCTGATGATCGTTTACGTGGTGCTAAGTCTGGTAGTTGGTACAATCAGCACGGTCACAGGGGCTTGGCTAATAACTCAGCGGTATATAATGCGAAGCCAGATGTAAGTATCTTTATGTCTGAGTGGAAGGCTCTGCATGACAGCCTGTCAGGTGAGCGTGGTATCTTTAGCCGTGCTGCCTGTACTAAAAAGGCTGCAGAGAATGGTCGTAGAAATACACGCCGTACCCCTGACATCATCTGGGAATACGGAACCAACCCTTGCAGTGAGATCATCTTACGTCCTAACCAGTTCTGTAATCTAACAGAAGTTATGGTACGAGTAGATGATACCATTGAAACTCTAAAAGAAAAGGTACGCCTCGCTACTATCCTAGGTACGTATCAGTCAACGCTTACAGGGTTTAAGTACCTACGTAAGCGGTGGAAAGATAACACAGAAGAAGAAAGACTACTGGGTGTAAGCCTAACAGGTATCATGGACTCACCTCTAACCAATGGGCGTGGCTATGAGTACTGCAAAGTAGAGGCGGGGCTTAAGAAAACCCTCAACGCACTAAAGCTAGTTGCAGTAGAAACTAATCAAGCTTGGGCAAAGGACTTTAACATCCCTGCATCTGCAGCAATCACTTGTGTTAAGCCTTCGGGTACTGTGAGCCAGCTTACTGATACGGCCAGCGGTATTCATGCACGACACAGTGACTACTACATTCGCCGTGTACGTGGTGACATGAAGGACAACCTAACCAAGTTCTTACGTGAAAAGGCAGGAGTTCCTTTTGAGTACGCTATCTCTGGCTACCAAGACATTGATGAAACAAAGCCTATCTATAACGAGAACCTAGGTGTCTTTTCTTTTCCTGTTCAGGCTCCAGCTAACTCGGTTACTCGTGATGATGAGACTGCAATCGATCAGCTTAAGCTATGGCTGTACTACTACCGTTACTGGTGTGAGCATAAGCCCAGCATCACTGTAAGTATTAGAGATGATGAGTGGCTTAAAGTAGCAGCTTGGGTGTACGATCACTTCGATGAAATGTCAGGCATCTCCTTCCTGCCATATGATGGAGGTAAGTATGTCCAAGCTCCCTATGAAAAGATTGGAAAGGAGGAGTATGATGAGTTACTAACTAAGACACCATCGACTATTGACTGGGGATTACTTTCAACGTATGAGGTAGAGGATGAAACTAAATCATCTCAATCGTTTGCTTGCACCGCAGACGTATGCGAGATTGTAGATATCTAAATGGTAAAAATTAAAGTAGAAAGATACCCACCACTGTCTGTTCAGTATAAGCAGGGTACTGTTTCCTTCTATACAGGCAAGGAACATTACCCCCCGTATAAGAAAGAGACAGTACAGTTCAAAGAGTGGCAGCGTGGCTATAACACTGCTTACTTTGATAACTTGAAACGGACACAAGCCCGTGAACAATCTCTATAAGATAGAGCAGAAGCTCCAGAAAGAATCACATGCTTGGACTAAGACTAAGCATCACGTTACCTACGATGTGGTTCTTTCAGGAGAATACGCTGGTGCAACTATCATTAGAGAGTTACACTCTTCGCTTGTTGGTTATATATCAAGTAGGGGAAAGGTTAGTGTGGCAGTGTACGACACAGTAGAGGCGTTGCGTCTAGTGTCACCTGCAGGTAGGCACTATATAAACAGGCTGATAGAATATCCTGACGATGAGGGGCCGCTGTTTATTAATAAGCCTTAAGCGTTATATATAATATCAGCATTGAAAAAGGATTGAGGCTGAGATTGGGACACTTCTATGCACCTGATCTCAGCCTCAACATTTTTATGCCAGTACTCTATGAATGTGTTAAGAGTAATTAAGTCTGGTGCTATGTCTTCAAACTGCCACACGAAATCATTCACTAAGTGTGGGTAGTCAGGTAGTGAGTAAGTTATTCTAGTTAGTAAGAATACCTTAGTGTTAAACATTTACTACCGTTTACCTGTTTCTATCTCTAGTAAGTAAAGTCTTTGATCATATGGTAGGTCATCCCACAGGGGAACATCTCTGCCGCTGCTTCTAACACTAGCATTATACCTTCTTCTAGCTTCTGTCTTATCTGACTTGCCGCCTGTGCTTTTATACTTAACTTTAAAAGCATCATTAACCAGCTCTTGTCTTTTCTTTGGGTCTTCTATATTGTTCTCTGCCCAAGTTCTTAGATAGTTTACTACATCTACGTCTTTAAATTCTACATCTAACTGCTTTTTTATTGCGGCCCTTCTTTGGTTGTCTGTTACCAGTGACCTGTAATCATCACTTTCAATTAACGCAGTCAATGTACTTGCAGAAATATCTCCATAGAAAGCATCCAATTGTTTTCTAAGTGTGGGATTAGCAGTTACTTTTGGAAACAATTTAAACATGTAGCCTTCGCCACCGTATATCTTGACAAGTTCATTTTCTAGTTTGTTTCTATCCGCTTTAGGCGTAGCACCAGTAAGCTGTTTCAGAATGGGTAGCTCACCTCTAGTTGGTGTGGTATCTCTTGTGGGTGAAACCTTTGCTCCCTCTTCTGTAAAGGCAAACCAACCTTCTTCTGTTCTAAGTGCCCTTGGAATAGACCGTCGTGCCCTTGCCCACAACATTGCCCCAAAGTTTATTTCTCTAGTATCTTCCATCTTTAAATAGGCAGGATCAAAAGTACCCAGCACATCTTTAGCTACACCTACAGGTACAGTAAACCTGTTTAACCAGTTACCCATTACGTCAGCACTAAGGTTTGCTAATGATTTTATTTCCCCAGATTCTATTGCCTCTTCAAGACTTTTCTGTAGTAAAGCTACGTTAACGCCAGTCTTAAACGTAGTACCAAAGGTAGCTTTTAGTATTTCCCTT